ATCGACCTCCTTCAATGCATGGGTGGCGGATTTACATCGCTACGCCACGGATAGGCCGTTGACACAATAATCGATATTGTGCCAGAGAGGAATCGCCATGTTGACCGACGCCGAATTCCATAAGCTGATTGACGACCTCCGTCGCGCCGCTGCGACGTGGTTGTCAGATGAGATACAGCAAAATCTGGAAAAGCTGATCTCAATCGCGTTGGCAAACCGGATGAAGCGGGCGGCATGAACAAGATAGGAGGAAATAATGGCGGCTCCAGAGGGTGATTGTGATTGCGGGACGACACAGCCGCCCGTCGACCATGAAGATAGCCATCGCTACGACGAACGGTTGCGGATTGAAAGCTTCGACCGCGCGACCGGGCTCTACAACAGCATCTCGATCGGCGTCGTGAAGCCGGCAGAATACGCCAGGGACCTTGTCGGCGCCGCCCGCGAAATCTACGCTTTCGTGCGCGGCGAGCCATCTCCTGGAACGCCGCCATCACGCATTCATCGCGATCCCGAGGGTTGACGTGGCGTGGACGATGGGACGCCACCGCCTGGGGAACCGCCGCAGCCACGTCGTGGCAAGGTCGGGAGACCAAAAAAGGGGACCGAAGATCAGGCGCTCGCCAATCAACAGCCATGGAAGGAACTAGACGTGTCGCCGCGCACATTCTATCGGATGCGTGAGCGCGCAAGGAAAGCGGCGAAGATGGGAAAATGAAGGTCGTCTTCGAGAAGCCGCCGAATTTCGACGCCATCGCCGCCGTATTCCCGGTCGGCGGTAAGGCCGTTTTCTTTTGTTTTGGCTCCATTATTTATAACCCAAATGGCGCAGTCCTCACAGATGCCCTCATCGCCCATGAGGATATCCATCGCCAGCAACAAGGCGATGATCCGCTCGGCTGGTGGGAGAAATATCTGGCCGACAAGAAATTCCGCCTAGAGCAGGAAGTCCCCGCTCATCGGGCTGAATATGAGGCGTTCTGCAAAGAGCAATATAGCAAGGGAATTCACGACCGGGTCGCCCGGCGGCTTTATCTGAAGGACTGCGCGCGCAGGCTATCGTCCCCGCTCTATGGCAACATGGTCTCGGCCACGCGCGCCAAGTGGATGATGAAGCTCAACACATGACGCGAACATTCCTCTACGTCCGCTTTGCCGACCTGCCTCGCGCTCTTGCTGCGGGCTGGCTTCCTGATCCGGCATTCGTCGGCACGCATCACGGCGAATACTCGGTGCTGTGCGAGTGGCTTTGCGCGTGCGGGTGGGCGTGGCCGGCGGCGAGCGGGGTGGTAGCGTGACGCCATCGACATTCCTCGACGGGCGCGTGAGCCTGTATGGCGGCGATTGCCTAGCGACGATCAAGACGCTCGCGGACAACAGCATCGACGCTGTCGTGACAGACCCCCCTTATGCGCTGGTTTCAATCTCCAAGAGGTTAAAGAAAGCGAACAGCGAGGACGTAGAGGCCAACTTTGTAGCCCGAAAGATTGATGGTCAGTCAACCTCACCTTATCAGAGCATGGCGCGCGGATTCATGGGCAAGTCGTGGGACAACGGGGCCACGGCGTTCGCGGTCGAGTTCTGGGCCGAAGTGCTGCGCGTGCTGAAGCCGGGCGGCCACGTCGCCGCGTTCGGCGGCACGCGCACCTATCATCGGCTTGCCTGCGCGATCGAAGATGCGGGCTTTGAAATCCGCGATCAACTCGCGTGGTGTTTTGGCACCGGATTCCCGAAATCGCATGACGTGAGCAAGGGGATCGACAAGGCGGCGAGGGCGGCGGGGGCGGCGGTGGGCGTCAACGAAGATTGGTTGAGGCGAAAGCCAAACGGCTCGGCGGGGGTGAACAGCGTCGGGCTGTCCGCGACAATGGATTACAATTTGTATGCCCCCGCGACCGACGCCGCCCGCGAATGGGAAGGCTGGGGCACCGCGCTTAAACCCGCGTGGGAGCCGATCTGCCTCGCGCGCAAGCCTCTGTCAGAGGGCACCGTCGCGGCCAATGTCCTGCGCTGGGGGACGGGGGCGATCAACATCAACGGGTGTCGGATTGGCGATTTCGACCCTGCTGCCGGCCGCTGGCCAGCTAACATCGTTCACGACGGCTCGCCGGAAGTGCTGGCTGCGTTCCCGGATAGCGCGGGGCAATTGTTCGCGACCGGCCCGCAATACGGCAACAGGTCGAGCGTCAACGTCTATGGCGACTACGGTCCGATCGCAGACCATCAGCCGCGCGGCGACAGCGGCTCGGCGGCGCGCTTTTTCTTTTCCGCCAAGGCCGACGCCGACGACCGGCTCGGGAGCAAGCATCCCACGGTCAAGCCGGTCGACCTGATGCGCTGGCTGTGCCGGCTCATCACGCCGCCCGGCGGCGTCGTGCTTGACCCGTTCGCCGGCAGCGGCACGACCGGTGAGGCGGCTTGGCGCGAAGGTTTTGTGGCCGTGCTTTGCGAGCGCGAAGAGGAATATCAAGCCGACATCGCGCGCCGCATGAGGCTGGCGCAGGCCGGCCCTGCCGAGCGCAGGCGCGAGGGCGCCAAGGCGCGCAACGCTGGCAAGACGGAAGCCCATGGCCCTCTTTTTTCGGATGGCGCCGCATGACCACGCTCAAAGGCAGGCCGCTCTCGCGTGGAGATTATGGCCAGATCACTGCCGCGAGAGAAAAGCGCGCCCGCAGGAATGACATCCGGGCCGCCATCGCCGCTGGCATCCCGCTGGACAAATTCATCGCCGAGCGCAATGAAGCGCAGCGGCAGCAGAAGTGGCTGAATATGGCGAGCGGATTTCCGACGCTGAGAGTGACCAAATGACCGATCTTGCTCTCCCACGTCGCAGGTTCATAGTTGGCCTTGGCGCCGCCTTGGTGTGCGCCCCTTCGGTATGTCGCGCCGAATGGCTCATGCCGATCAGGGGCGAGCTTGCAAGGTGGAGAATATTGCCGTGGTGGGACAAAAAAGAACATCACTGGCAAATTCATACCACCCAGGCCCTCCTGACCGATAGCGAGGCCTATAGATGGTCGCCTCCGATAAGGGAGGGGGTTGATTTGGTGAGGTGGTCTGACACTGAAGGAAACCCCAGGGGGCTCGTTGTCAAAAATGGAGTGCTGCTTATTGAAACATATGGGTGGCACGCCTTCGTGGAATTGAAAATAATTCCACCCGCCAATGCCGGATAATGGCCAGTGGCAGAGGTCCCAGAAGACATACGCGAGCACTTGCGGGTCCCTGATAACCATCATCGTCCGGTCGCCAGATGGCGGCAACGTGGGCGGCGATTTGCATTTCGGGAATGACAATCCGACATTGGCTCTTGACGCTTTTCGCAAGCTTTTGGCCTCCGAGGCGAGCAAGGTGGCGGACGAACCTGGGAAATGACCAAGCGGCACTGGCGGCGACAACGACGCTGGATTGCCGCAGAGAATAAGCGAAAGGAAGAGAATATGGGAGCGCCACGGGTCACGACATTCGTTGGAGGAAGCCCCGATCCGATATCGGTGGTTGATCCCGATGCCGCCGATGATGATGAGGGAGCCCCGCCGCAAATGCCGATGCCAAAGGGGAGAGCAAGGGCCGCCCACCCACTCGGGGAAGCAGCTTCGCCAGACCCAGACGAGGTTGCGGCCGGGCGCTCAGCCCCGCCGACGCGGCGTCGGCCATCAAGCGCAGCGAGCGTGATGTCAACGGATACGGTCGGCATCCGCCTGAAATGTCTCGAAATGGCCGCAGCCAGTGGCGCCCGCGACCCGATAAAGGTGATGGAGATCGCGCGCACCTATCTCGGGTTTATCCAGGGGGAATGACATGACGCGCCGCGTCGAAGGCACCACGCTTGCTGGCTATAAGTGCGATGCTGTCGGCTGCGATGCCAACGGCGTGTGGGCGCCCGTCGTCTGTGTCCCCTACCACGACCTTCCTGTTGACCTATATCGCCCGGTTGTGCTCTTCCGCGACATCCACGTCTGCAATGTCCATTGGTTTGACATCAGGATTGATGACCAGTTGACCCCTGCGGTGCGTCGCGCCGTGCGCGAAGCGGCGCTCGCCCACGGCATTCGCCCAGACTTCGAGCGGACTTACCTCAAGCGCGTCGCTTGCCACTCGGAAGAATTCCTGACGTTCCAGCAGATGATGAAGCTGGTGCCAGAAAATGACGCGCTCGTGGAAGGCGCGATTGATGCCCCTTAGCAGCCCCACTTCCAGCATCGCCCATCACATGCTATTCCTTGTGTGCGGATAATCGTCCTGCACAAGGGATAGTGGTATGCGCCTCCATAAACTGAACGCCGCTCTTGCTGCGCTGGCGATGTTCGGGTCCGTCCTCGAAACCTCTGAGGCGCTGGCCGACATCACCTATCAGGACAGCGTCACCCAGGGCGCTCCAATTGAGAGCACGGTCGTCAAGTGCCTGACCGGCAACCAGACGGCGGCGGGGAACACCACCGTTGCTCCGTGTTCATCGACCGAAATATGCCAGACCCCGGTTGTCTCAACCAGCGCCTACACATCTGGCTACGCGGTTGGCGGCCTGATCGCGCTGACGATCCCACTCACTGCTGCCGGCCAAATGCTCATGTCGGTCAGGCTGGATTTTCTCGACGCCCAGACGGTCGAGTTCGATGTTTACCAGTTGGCCGGCAACCCCGTGAAGACCAGCGCCGCAGGCGGGTTCAAGGACAGCGCGACACCGAGCATTGACCCCACGGATGTCTTCAAGGTGCTTCCCCCGATCATTCTGACGACCGGCTATTCAGGCCTCGGAACCCACACGGTCTATGGGGCTGACCAGATATCTCGCTCGCTCGCTCGCTCAACTGCCATCGACTATTTCGTCATCGTCACCAAGGGCACGCCGACGCTCGGCGCTGTCAACGATATGCAATTCTGCGCCGCCTACATCTGAGGCTACTGGAAAAGCACTAAGAGTTGTGGTCTAACGGCTCAGCACATCTACTGGTTGGGGTTAAGGAGACACGGAAATGGCCGAAGGCACTATCCTCATTGACATCCATAGCAGGCTCATTGGCCTCGACGCCCAGGGCAACATCGTTCTCCTTACATCTGGCCTCGTCGCCGAGGATGCGAAGCGCGTCGGGCCGCCCCACATCACCGGCAAGGGCATTCCGACCACCTTCGCCATCTCCAATGGCGTCGGCGCTTCGTCGAACATCTCCAACGTGACGTTCCAGATGGCGGATTGCACGGGCGCCAGCGTCGCCGGCATCTTCAACTTCGATCTCTGGTTGTCGGACGCGGCGACCGGCATCGGCCTGACCGCCACGACTGCATCAGGTGGCGTTGCGGCGGCAACCGGAGGCGGCACGGTCATCGGCGTCGGCACCACCTCAAAGATGGTCCGCGCGCAGACCAACGCCTCCGGCGCGTTCGTCCTCGCCATCACGGACACCGCCAAGACGGCTTTCTACCCATGCGCGAGCTTCGCCAACCTCGTCGCCGTCGTCGGCGCCCAACTCGCGACGGCCAGCTACCACAGCTAAGGCTGACGGCGAACTGAGATGGGGCGTCCGCTTC